AGAAGCAAGTAATTTTAGCAACAGAGTAAATACATTAATGACTTATTTCGGTTTAAATACTTATTAAATGCAATACGGAAGAATAGTAACCAACGAACAAGCAGAACAATTACAGGGAGTATTCTTTGATAGTGATACTTTTTTTAATTTCGTTCAGGATATAAATGGAGTTTATTTTTTATTTTTAAGTGAACAGGATGAAATTGATATTTTGCCAACTGAATACGCGTATTTATTAGAAATTCCTTTAAGTCCATACACACCACCAATAGATTATTAATTATGATAATAAATCCTTACGTATTTGCAGGACCAACTTACGACCCCGATGCACAGGCTTACTTTACTGCTAACACGGCAATAACAAGTGATGCAGATAAAACAGCTATTAATACCTTTTATTTAGGTCTTAAAAGTGATGGTGTTTATACTAAGATAAAAGCAATGTACTTGCCATTGTGGAGTTCAGCAAGTTCAAATAAATGGAATTTAAAAGACCCAAGAGATTTAGATGCGGCTTTTAGACTTACTTTTTCAACAGGATGGACACATTCAAGCGGTGGAATGACACCAAATGGGACAAGTGCCTATGCAAATACTTTTATTCCTGGCAACACTTTTTCTTCAAATGTTCATTTATCTTTTTATTCAGGCACTCAAACTGTAGGTGGGGCTTTTGAAATGGGAAGTTCGGATGGTACCACTACAACATTAAGTAATAGACCTGCTGTGAATTGTGGATTGGGTGGACTAACAACAATTAATTTTACAACAACAACGGATGCTCGTGGTTTTTGGATAGGTTCAAAACGTAGCAATACGGACAGAGAGGTATACAGAAATGGAGCAAGCCAAAATACAGTAACAACATCTATTACTAATGCTTTTGCATCCATGAATATATGGATAGGTGGTGTTAATAGTAATAATTCTTTAGGTTTTCCATCATCCAAACAATCAAGATTTGTTTCTATTGGTTTAGGCTTAACAGATACAGAAGCAAGTAATTTAAGCAGTAGAGTTAATACATTAATGGCTTACTTTGGTATTAATACTTACCCTGTTGTTTCAGATGCAGATGCGCAAGCTTATATAAATGCTAACGAGGCAATAACAAGTCAGTCAGATGCTAATGCAATAAATACATTCTTTACAGGATTAAAAACTGACGGAATTTATACTAAGATAAAAGCAATGTATCTTCCAATTTGGGGCAGTGCTGCATCTTCAAAATGGAATTTAATAAATAATAGAACTTTTGATTTAACTTTTACAACTGGGTGGACTTTTTCAAGTGGAGGTGCTTTGCCAAATGGAACAAGTGCATATGCTAATACCTTTTTAACTCCATCTTCACATTTATCGTTAAATTCTGCACATTTATCTTTTTATTCACGCACTAATTCAACAGGAAATTTTGCTGACATGGGGGTTGCTAATAATAGTACAAATTTATCAGCAATACTAATAATGTCTAAATGGAGCGATAATAAATTTTATGGTCAAGTTAATGATTATGATTTTACTGATAACAGTGTTGCTGATAGTTTAGGTTTTTTCTGTGGTTCAAGAACAGCAAGTAATGTGCAAAAAACATTTAAAAATGCAACTATTGTAACAAGTAAATCAGCAGCATCAACCGTATTAGTGGGTTATCAAATCCCAATTGGAGCAAGATATATTCAAAATGTATCTGGTAGTCCAGGTTACACAAGTTATTCAAATCGACAATGTTCTTTCGCATCAATTGGTGATGGATTAACAGATGCAGAAGCAAGTAATTTTTACACAAGAGTAAATACATTAATGACTTATTTTGGAATAAACGTTTAATAAATAAATTATGGAAGGCAGAATAGTAACAAACGAACAGGCAGAACAATTACAGGGAGTGTTTATTGATGCCGACACATTTTTTAATTTCGTTCAAGATATAAACGGAGTATATTTTTTATTTTTAAGTGAACAAGACGAAGCGGATATTGCACAAACAGAATACGCATCTTTATTGCAAATACCTTTAAGTCCTTACACACCACCACCAACACCACCAATAGATTATTAATTATGAAAGAATTTATTGAGCAGTTAGGAATAAATATAGCAATATCAATTGCTGGATTATTTGGCTCGTTATTAATGATAGGAAAAAACGCTGCTCAAACTTGGAAGACAACTATATTTTCTATGCTTTCAGGCGTAGCTTGCGCCAACTATATAACTCCTATAATTTTAGATATGACAAGAATGGATGTTAAGTATCAGGTATCTGTTGGTTTTGTATTAGGCTTTTTAGGGTTACGCTCTGTTGAAATGGTAAGTAAAAAATTAATTAAAGAAGAAAAAAATGGAAACAAATCAAGTAATAAATCTGATAGCTAATATACTTTTAACAATAGGTATTACATTATTTATGGTGTTTATTTATGGTCGTTCTACTATGATTGACAAACTTCCTTTTTTAGAAAGAATAATAATAAAAATTGCATTAGCTATGAGTGCTTGTGGAGCCTTTTTTAATGTTCTAACAATTACAGCATCTCATAATTCGGAGATACTTTTTAATTCAGGATTAGCTGTTGTGTTTATTTGGGCAGCATGGTTCCATTTTAAGTATTTTGTTAAAAAGTAAAATAATATTAAAAGATAAAATAAATTAAATTTGAAAAAAATGGAAATGGATCAGACAATATACAGATTGTTACTTTGGGCGATACCTATTTTGCTTGGAATATTGGGATTTATAGGTTCTTTAGCGGTAAAAGCATTAATGAAATTATCTGAAGATGTTAACGAGATTAAACTTGATATTAGAGAAGTTGCTGTTAAACATGAAGATTTAGAAGACAGAATTGTTAGAATAGAAAACAAGGTTTTTACATGAAATTAACTCAAACTACTTTTTCTGCAAATCAATATATCGCGGAAGAGCATCCAAAAAAACAAATTTATTTACATCATACGGCAGGGTCAGCAGACCCTTTTGCAGTTTTTAAGATGTGGGAAAATAATCCAGAAAAGATTGCGACTTGCGTAACTGTTGGCGGTAAGCCAACTAAAACAGCAAAGTGGATTGACGGCGAAGTAGTTCAAGGATTTAGTAGTAAACATTGGGCATATCATTTAGGGTTAAAAGAATCTACATTCCAAAAATTCAAATTACCTTACAAATCATTAGATAAAATATCGTTAGGGATTGAAGTTTGTAACTTTGGCGGATTGACTTATAAAGAAGGAAAGTATTATACTTACGTTAATTCTGTGATACCGCAAGAAGATGTTATAACGCTACCAAAAGAATACAAAGGCTATAAGTATGTTCACGCTTATACCGATGCTCAAATACAAGCAATAAAAGAATTGTTGTTGTTATGGAAAGAAAAATATAATATTCCATTAACTTATAACGAAGATATTTGGGACGTTACCGCAAGGGCGTTAAAAGGCGATGCTGGAGTTTATACTCATAATTCTGTACGTTACGATAAAATTGACGTAACTCCGCAGCCTAAACTAATAGAAATGCTTAAATCGCTATGAAAGAATTATACGCTAAACTTATAGGTTCTTTTGATACTGTAACTAAAAATTCTTTTTCTGCAAGAAAATTAACAGCGTTTACCATTGTAATAATGGTTGTTGTAGCTCATGTTATTTGGATTAAGAATAGTCATTTAAAATCAGATTTTAGTTTGTTACCCGAAATACTACTTATTGATTACGGAATGATTTCGGTATGCTTAGGATTAACAACGTTTGAAAATATAAAACTGAAAAATGAAAAAAAATCTACTGATAATAATACTGCTACTAACACTCCTTAATGGTTGTGTGTCCGAAAAGAAAAGACAGCAAATTTGCCAAAAGTGTCCCGTTAAAATAGAAAAAGAAGTACACGATTCTATTATTGAAAAATTAAGAGATACTACAATTTACATTACCCAACAAGGACCAACACAATTTTTAGAAAATCCATGTAAAAATCTTTGCGATAGTTTAGGAAATTTAAAGCCTGTAAAAATAGAAACTAAAAAGAATGGCATTAAATCAACTATTAAATCACAAGGCAACTCTTTAATCTTTGAGTGCGAAACAGACAGCTTAAAAGCCGTTATAAATGGCTTAAAAGAAACTATAAGAATCACTAAGGAAAAGGAAGTTAAAGAGGTTCCTGTTTGTCATTTAGATCACAAAACAAAATTTGATGGTTTTACTTTTTGGTGGTTTTGGATTACGGCTTGCGCTATTGCAATTAAGTTTGTAGTAAATAAAATTCAAAGTAAAATATAAAATAATTATACTGACTATCAGTTAATTACAAAATAATGTTTTTAAATTTGTAACTTTATACAAATATTTGCGTTAAACATTATAAAAACTATCAAACATGAAAACAACAATCAAAAATCAAGACTACTTTAATGGGTTAATTCAAGGCGTTGTCGCTATGTATAAATTAGGCGAATGTATAAGTGACGACTTAAATCTTGAGTGGAGAATCGAATTTGTAGACAGTAAAAAAGCAAATGTTTATTGCGATTATTCATCTTATTCTTGTTATGTATTAGCAAATCCCGGTGATGAGGATTTTGCGCCAGAGTACGAACATATTAATGTTAGAGATACAATGGTTACTCAAATAGATAACATTGAAGATGTTGATCATATAATAGACAGAATTACAATAGGAATATTAGCAGAATTACCAAACGTTTAAAAATTAATAATTATGAATATTTTATTTGAATTTTACGGACAAACAGTTACAGTTGATTGTTATGTTGATAATTATAATCAAGTTGATTATGAGTATGAAGAAACTTTATTTACTGACGAGCAAGTAATCGAAATAGATAAAAAGTTGAATAGTTTAAATTCTGAAATAAGAGAAACTATTAAAAAGCGTAATATGTTAGGGATTGATTGTTAATAAATAACAATTCAATAAGTATTGAAAATTCTTTATATTTGTTTCCATGACTGGAAACGAAATTACATATTCAATCATTAATATACTAACAAGATTTGGTTTCACAGACGACAGCAGGTTGGATGCCGATCAGATTGCTTTTTTTCGTGACAATGTACGTTCACAATTAATTCACGCAGAATATAATCAGACAAAGGTTGTAGACAATTCTTGGATGCAAGATTTAGGTTTCGTGAGTACAACTCCTGTTAATTTTAATGACGACAGTAGCATTCCTTTTTGCGAATGTATTGTTTCAAAAGTTACATTACCCGATAACATTAGTTTATACAATCCTCAATCATCTTCTGATTCAGGGCTTAAATTAATTTCATCGTGCGGAACAAGACAATTTTACTATTACCCAATAGAGCTATTAGCTCAAATACCAAAAGAACACGTTAGAAACAAGTTCTACTATTATTATAAGATTGGCAACGCTTATTACATCAATAAGCAAATGGACAAAGTAAGAGCTATAATGGTTCTTAATCGTCCTAAAGATACTTCTGTTATAAATACAGAATTTGTATCTTCAGGTAATTTAGTAGTTGGCACAAGCTATACGGTTTACGAAGCGCAGGTTGTTCATAACAGTTTAGGTTATAATCCCGGACAAACATTCACTGCTGTAAATGCAAATTATACAGGATTAGGGAAAGTTAAAACAACAAGTAGAACATCTGCATACACAGAAGATAGTCCATATCCTGTTCAAGGAGATATGGCAAGACAAATAATTTTAGAAGTATTGTCAAAAGAATTTGGAATTGAAGAAACGAAAATTGTAGACGTTAAGAATAATTCGGAGGACGATGAGCAAGAACGTAAAAAAGCAGTTACTCCTTAACAGAAAGTCTGCCAATAGAGGCAGGAAAATGATAAGGAAAGTAACGAAAAAAAGCGTAAAGCGTTCTGAAGTATATAAGGTTTGGGAATCATATTTAGATTTGTTCTATGAAAATTTGTTGACGGGTAAAGAGGTAAAAGGAATGGCTAACGTAGGAACTTTTGTTGTAGAAAAAAGCAAAGTTTCTGAATCTACTAAAAAGTTAAGAGCAAAAGGATTAGTTGCTAAAAAAGGAAAATTAATGCCTTTAAAAGTATTGAATCTTAACAATTTAGATTATGCCTTTAAGGTTAATTACTATAAAGGAAAATCAATAGTAGACGGAGTTAAGTTTTACCCTTGTCAGAAATTAAGGAAAAAAATATTTGAAACAGTAAGTAAAGGAAAAGATTTTAGAGAATGTCAATTAACAGATTAATATCAATAAGGAATCCAATTATAGACGCTATGGATATGGTTGGCGCAGACAGGTCTGTTGATATGCCTGTATTTACCAATTGGGCGGTACAGGCAGAAAAAGAAATAGCTAGTAGATTTGCAATGGTAGTTAGTAAAAAAGTATTAACTATTCATGGATGCGCTGCTGAATTACCATGCTGTGCGGTAATATTGCAAAGAGCAATTATGGGAGATCATGGTTGTGATTGTGATAGTTTGTTTAGCACTTGTTTTCAAGGAGCTGGTAATTATTTCATCAACAATACAAATCAATATAGTTCGGGATTTTTAATAGTGGATTACGACCCTAATTCTGTAAACTACTTTAATGGATTTATTGACTATCAAGTTCAAAACAATCAGTTGCTTTTTAGAAGAAACTTAGATGGAAAAAAAGTAACCATTGAATATGTAGGTTATCAAGAAGACGAGAACGGATTCATAATGATTTCAGAAAATCATACAAGAGCGATTACAGAATTTATTTTGTGGAAGTACGGCGTAAGAAGTGAGTATTCTGCAAGACCATTATCTCCTGCGATGACAATAGAGCATAAAAGGGAATGGTTTAGATTATGCAAACACTCAAGAGCTCAAGACAACATATTGACTGAATCAGACAGAGAAGAAATAGCACAAGTTATAAATAATCCTTACAAAGGAAGAGGATTGTGGGTAGGAATGTATCCAACAGGTTATAGTTATTACTAATGGAAATTACAAATACGTTTGAAGGTGGTTTAACCAAAGATAGCAATATATTATTGCAACCTAGAGGAACTTACAGGGACATGAATAATGGAATGTTGGTTTCTTATGATGGCAATGATTATGTTATTGAGTTACCAAAAGGCACAAAAGTAACGTTTACTATTCCGCCGATATATAATGCAGTCTATACTTCTAAACAAGCATTACCTTCTGTAATAGGATATATATCATTTATTGATACGCTAGTAGTATTTTCTACAAACGTAGACAGTGGTGGTTATGGCGAAATAGGTCAAGTAACATTTGATAAAGACGGAATTGGAACTTACGTTCCTTTGTACGGTCATGTAGAATTAAATTTTGGCAGAGAAAATCAAATAACAGGATTTACGTTTGAAGAAAACGACAGAATAAAAAGGGTTTATTGGACTGATAATTATAATCAACCGAGAGTATTAAACGTTAAAGACCCTGCTTTTATTGAAGTAAATTCGGGCGATTTAGATAACGGAGAACAATACATGGTTGTTGGTGGCGCTATTAGCTATAATGATGGTTCAGGTTTAAAAAATTATGGACCGGGATTAACAGATACAAACATATTTACAGCAGGAGCAACAACTACTTATACTGTTATTGATGGTAGTCCAAAAGTTTATCAATACATAGATTATAAAGCTTTAAGTTGGTACCCTGACAGAATAAATCCTGAAATAGATTTTAATAAATATGTACCGGGAACTCTTTATGGAGGTTCTAAATCTTATTTTGTAAGATTAAGTATAGAAAGTCAAGGACTTAAAACATCATGGAGTTACGGTTCGTTTCCTATAAATGTTTATAGCATCAATTCTTTTGGTAGCTATAACTTAGTTCAAGGGACTGGCGCAGGAGGTGTATTAACGGCTACTACGGTAGGTGTAGAATTAAAAATTTCAGGATTAGACACGTCTTATTTTGACACTATTGAAGTTGCTGTTGCTGAATACGATCAAGCATATAACGTTTTAAGGTCAGCTAATATATTTGCTACTGAAAAAATAACAAGCGACACGATGTATATTCAACATATCCGAGAGGGTGGTACTGAATTATCGTTAAATGAATTGACATTATTTCCTGCAAGTATATTAAGAGCAAAAGATATTACTACTAATAAAAACTTTAATGTAATTGGAAACATTACTGAAAGAGGAGAGTTGGAAAAGTTTGATAAAGCATCTGTAACAATAAACGATTTAAGCTATTTAGTTCCTGCTGATTATTGGTGGGATGTTACTGTTGCGCCTCCAACTTCTCCTATGAACGCAGGTTTACCTGCGCAACCTTCTACTGGAGTAGCGTCAGGTCTTCTTTTTATTGATGGTCACTATTTAGTTACGGGAGGCGTAGTGAATTATGGCGGTACAAATTATGGCGATTCACAGCCTCAAAACACTTTTCAAACAACAACCGCGTTAGGTGTAGCTTATACTATTGTTTCAGGAACTCCATCAGTAAGGGCTTGTATAAGAACTAAAAGATATAAAACGTTTGCGGGTGTTGACAAATGGAAATCCATACCCTTAAACGATGATTATTTTGATTATCGGGGAATGGCATCTACTCAATATTTAAGACAATATTGGAGTAATGAAACGTATAGATTTGCAGTAGTCCCTTACGATAAAAAAGGCGACCCAATGTACGCAAGATGGTTAGGGGATTGGCAAGTTCAATCTTTAGCTGACAAAGGTGGTCCTATGAAGTATAACGCATATCAAAATCACTCTTTAAGAATCAATGGAATTAGGATAAGCGGATTAACATTTGCTCCTGAAGACATTGACAAGATGAGTGGATTTAGTATAATGAGAGCTCCAAGAGATAAACAATATCAAGCGCAAGGTATTTTATTTCAAACTTGCGGAACATCAATTTCTCCAAATGGAACTATACAGCAATTACCGTTAGCTACATTAGAATCTTCTGCTGAATACATGGCAAATCCTTCGGGCTACATATATAAGAATGTAATGAATTGGCATAGTCCTGATGCTGTTTTTGATTATTACGCTTTATCCTCTGGAAAGTTTTTACAGGGCGATTGTTTTGTAAAAATACCGAATAACGCAACAGTAGCTTCTTTGTATAGTCAAAATGGGGTTGATGAATATAATTCTAAGTGGTACGAATATCAAGGAGCAACACTTCAGCAATTTACTATAAACAAAATACAAGGAGTAAATCCGGGAGGTAGCATAAATAGCTTTTATGTAGGAACTACTTTTGATAATAATTTAACCGAAATAAATGGGGCATATCCTGTTTCTAATGGAGAAAAGTCCGTTGGCTGTAAGACGTTTGTATTAGAACTCAATGGAAATCCAAATTTTCCAAACGGAAACTTAATGGGTGATTATGCTGAAAAGAGTGAAACAGCTAAACCGTTAATGAATTTTTATACTCCAAAAACAAATTTATACGGCGGAACATCGCCAAGCGCTCTTGCTAACACTATTTATATCCCAACAGGACACTATCAAAAAATAGATAGTTCTGTTAAGGCTGATACGTTTAATGGAACTAATTATGTGTTTAATGAGATAGATGTTTTTGGAGGGGATTCGTTTTTAGGAATTTTTAGTATAGGTAAGTCTTTGTATGATAATGTTCAATATCCTAAGGCACTTATTCCTCCTCCATTTGGTACTTTTTCTTATGGTATATTTTTTCCAATAGAATCTAATGTAAATCATTATTTAAGACAAGGATTAAATATTCAGCAATTCGGAATGCACAATAATCCTTCAGGAGTTTATTATAACAATAGTGGAAGTACAAATCCAGAACAATTTTTAGTAAACGGTGGTTATACTTCAGATGGCGTTGTTGCGTATCCTGCGTTACCCGTGACCCCGTTAACAGATAAATTTCCTTATAGAGTAAGATGGGCAGGACCAAAAGTATTAGGGGAAACAATAGATACATTTAGAACGTTTCCGCAAAATCAATTTAGAGATTTAGATGGAAACAAAGGACAAATAAATAACGTTCGTAATAGGGACGGTAAAGTGTTTTTTTGGCAAGACAATTCGGTAGGTTAGATTTGATAACTTTAATACGTTTTTTGGAAATCAGCACAAGTTTGGATTAATAGAAACTGAATACGGATTTGCGTGGTTTGATTTTAGAAGAAAAGCGTTTTTAGTAATGACTGTTGGCGGAGGAATACAAGAAGTATCTTTTGTGAAAGGATTAAGAACATTCTTTAATAATCCGCAATTGTTTTATGCAAGCCAACTAAATAATACTTACGAATTAAAGAATAATGATACGCCGTTAATGGGTATAGGTATTTCGGGTGTATATGATCCGAATTACAAAATGACCTATATGAATTTCAAATGGGCTGAAGGAGAGGATGAAGAGCCTAAATATTGGAAAAACTTAACAATAGGTTATCATCACTCAAGAAATGTATTTGTAGGTTTCTTTGATATAAAAGGAGCTGTATGGCAGAATCACAATAATTTAGTTGTAGCTAATAAAGATATACAATCTGATTTAATAGTTGCGGATACACAGTATTTAATAGGTAGCAATGTTACTAAAAACAATATAGAATATGTTTGTATAAAAGACTTTACTACGAGTATTCCTGTTGCCGCAAATCAACAACCTGATTATGTTGGAAGTATTTATTGGGCTAAAACAACTCAATCAAACGAAACTCATTTGTTATTTTCAACAACTAACTTTGCTAAGTTTTTTGGACAAGTTTACAATCACGATATAGAATTGATTGTTAATCCAAAAACAGGTAAACCATTTACTGTTGATAACTTTCGTCAAAAAACAAATGAGTACAATTACGATATAATAGAATGTACTACTGACGATGACAATGTTGCGGAATTAACTGATAATAAATGGTACAGATATATTGATAAAAGTTGGAACAGTAGTGCGCCTTTGGGTAGCAAGGGAAGGTTAGTAGATTTTTATTTAAAAGTAAAATTAACGTTTAAAAATTATACAAATAATCCAACAAATAGTCGTAACTTGCAAAAGGTGTTTGAATATATAACTTCAGTATTTAGAGTAAAAAAATAATAATATGAAATCAGAATTATTAAGAAGAGCGTTAATGTCTAAAATGGCAAATGGCGGTAATGTAGGTGGGGATAATCCTAATGCCGATGTAAATTTTTTTACGCAACAGAAAATGACGCCTCAACAATGGGTTGATTATGCGAAAAAACAAGGATGGGAATTGTTTGAATCTAAACTTAGCGCCCCAATGGAAGAACAAATTAAAAGAGGTAAATATTTTGAATATGTTAATCCAAAAGAATATACAAGAATGCCTGATGGTCGACTTGTTAAAATTTCAGATGTCGGAAAAACTACTGTTGATTACAAAGGTGATTCAACTTATAAACCTATTATATCTTACGGCTATAAAGATACAGATATAAAAGATAAAACAATTGAGAGTAAGCCTAAAGGTTCGGCAGTTGTACTGTCAAAAAAGCCCGATATATATTTTTCTGAAAAAAATCCAAATGTTACAACTTTTGTAAAAAAAGGAGATTTTGGTCAAATGGATACAAAAATTTATAAAGACAATAAAACTGGAAAAGAAATAGATGTGTATAAATCATATTCAGAAGGTGGAAAATACAATCCTGTTTTTATTGAAGAACAACAACCTACTGTTCAGTCTAAAATGGCTATTGGTGGCAATGTAGGAATGGAAGGTAATTTAGGTGGTGATGATAAAGACAAACCAAGAACAAGAAAAATTGGTCAATCAGGAGTTGATTTAACTGCTGATATTATCATTAATAAAGACCCAAGCCAAATACCAAAAGATGTTAATTATGGAGGGTGGAATGCTTTTCAAAGTTTTGTAAAAAAACAAACATTAGATGGTGAACCATTTGTAGGGAATCCAAGACTAAATACAACTGAAGGCAAGCAGTTAGGTCAAAACATGATTGATACTTTTAATAGTTCTGATTATGTTAAAAAATTTCCTCAAAACAAAATAACTCCAGAACAAGTTCAAGCTGTTCAGCAATATCATAAATTAGCTGATCCAAACGTTCAGACAGAGGGGTGGTTTGGTAGCCAAACATCAAGAATGAGGTATCCTCAAGCTACTGTATATTATATGGAAGATAAGGATAAAAATATTATAAGCAAAGAAGGTTATGTTCCTGTTACGTGGGGAAATAAACAATATGTTACGCCTGCGTCTTCAACTGGAAATGTTCAAGCTTATGAACTTTACGACCCAAAGAAACACGCTAATTTATTGCAAAAACCTATTGGGTCAGCATATCAGTCATACGCCAATGTTTATAACCAATTTGTTCCTAAACAAAACGCTTCTGTTCAACCTAAAAATAAAGGTGGGGTAATTAATAAATATCAAAACGGTACAACTAAAGACGGTGTAGGTGAAAGCAAACCTGATTTAGCAGGAATATCGTCATTAGGGGGTGAACTAATTGGTACAGGTATTGATGCTTATGATAGAAGAGAAGGAAGAAGTTCTATTGCGGGTCAATCTGCTTCAGGTTTTTATAAAGGAGCTGGAAAAGGTGCGGCTTTTGGTATGAAATTAGGTGGACCAAAAGGGGCAGCTATTGGTGCTGCCGTTGGGGGATTATATGGCGGAATAAGTGGTGCCATGTCAGGCAAAAAAGAAAAAGAAGAGCGTTTAGGTGCTGTAAAACAAGAAGCTTACGCGAAAGCAACAGGGGCTCAAGAATCAATGAATCCAAATAGAGGTCCTGTTAAATTAGAATCATATAATGAACAAGATACTAAAACCGGATTAGCTGGATTATTCGCAAAAGGCGGAACCATTAAAGGCGAAGGCACAGGAACTTCTGATAGCATAGTTACTGATATAAACAAAAGAGGTATTCCTGAAGGTAGTTTTATTACTCCTGCTAAGAATAATGAAATGGCAAAAGGAATTAGAAGAATAATATTAGGACAAAATCCTGATAAAGTTGCTGAATTTAAAAAAGGAGGTACTACTAACTCTGATAAAGTTGCTGTAAGTAATGGCGAACATTTGTTTACTCCTGCTGAAAAAGAAAAAATCATTAAGTATTTAGGAAAAGAAATATTAGAAAAGTTAGCTCCTGAAGCCGAAGAAAATGAAATGGAAAAGAAAAAAGGTGGCATGATTAAACGCGCCGATGGTTCCTATTCAAAAAGAGGATTATGGGATAACATTAGAGCAAATACAGGTAGTGGTAAAAAACCAACTGCTGAAATGCTTAAACAAGAAAGAAAAATTGTTGCTGAAAAAGCAAAAGGTGGTTACGTAGTAAAAAGGTCAAGTGAAAGAAAAGGTAAAACTCACGTAGTAACTGGACCTGACGGAACTAAAAAATACTTTGGAGATTCTAATTTAGGACAACATCCTAATGACCCTGCAAGAAAAAAAGCTTTTTATGCAAGACACGAAAAGAATTTGAAAAAAAATCCGTACTTTAGAGCATTCGCAAGAGAAACATGGGCAGAAGGCGGAACGGTAGGAAGTAAGATGAATAAAGCAAAAGGTGGCGAATTAACGAAGTCAAAAGCAAAAGAAATATTACACGATAAATCTGTTCACGGAAAGCCACTGACTGACAAGCAAAGAAAGTACATGGGCTATGTAGCAGGAGGCAAAAAGAACATGGGCGGTATTGTAGGAAAATACGCTATGGGAGGAAATGTAAACAGAGATTGGGATTGGGGTTAATATAAAAACATTATACCATGAAAGAGAAAAGAAGAATAACATCGGACGGTTACTTTGAAGTAAGTAAAGATGGCGGTAAGAGTTATGAAAAAACAACAATGAAGCCTACGCGTCAAGAAGTTTCAGAATGGAGTAATATGCAAAGCTTTAAAGACGGAGGAACTCCTAAGTCTAAAAAAGGAGGCGTAAGAGAAAAATATTATTTCGATAATATGATACCAAAAGAAGTTACTTTGCCTGTTGGGGGTACAGATTTTTCAAAAATGTTTGAAAAAACTTCTAAGCCAAATAATCTTGAAGACATGGATGTTAAAGACACTGAACTACCAAGTTTAACTTCTTTATATCCTAAAAAACCTGTTGCGGAAAGAAAATACGGATCAGGATTAGAAACCTTATTAGGTGCAGCGCAAGCAGGTTATGGCTTACAGCAATTAATGAAAGATAAACGACCTGTTGGTGAAATTGACCCTACGTTTAGCAGATTAACGGATGAGGCTGTTGCTGCTTCAAGATACGGATTTACTCCTGAACAAAGAGCAGCATTAAATCAAGATATAGTAAACGCAAGAATAGCTCAACAGGCTCAAATTAATCAATTAGCAGGTGGTAGCGCAGGTGTTGGATTAGCAAATGTAAGAGCAGCATTGAACGAAGAATTAATGAATAAATACAAGCTTGCGTCGGAAGACGAACAAAGACGTATGCAAAAAGCACAACAAGCGGCAGGATTATCGGCGTATAAGGCACAAATGAGTAGAGGGTTATTTCATGACAAAATGAATGAATTTATGCAGAAACAACAAGCTGGTGCCGAGTTATTAGGCGCAGGTATTCAAAATGTTGTTGGAGCAAGAAGATACCAACGTGAAAGAGAAGCACAGGATCAGATAAATAAAATGATGTACGGAAATTCATATTTAGGATAATATTATGGCAGAATTTGGAATCAGACGGGGCTTGGTTATAGACGAATCTATTGAGGATTTTCTTAATATTTCTTGTATTTATAAAATTATTAATCCTTCAAACAAAATATATATTGGTCAAACTATAAATCTTAAAAAAAGAATAGATAAATATAATAGATTAAATTGCAAATGTCAATCAAGATTGTATAATTCATTTAAAAAATATGGATTAGAAAATCATAAAATATACTTAGTGACAAAATGTGATATTGACAAAATGAATGAAACGGAAAGATATTATCAAGAATTTTATGATGTAATTGGGAAAAGCGGATTGAATTGTAAATTAACATCTACAAAAGATAAAAAATTAATTCATAGCGAAGAAACAAGAAAAAAAATGTCTGAAAAGTCAAAAGGAAGAAAAGACGCAAAAGAAGAAATAGAAAGAAAAAGATTATTTCAAACAGGGAGAAAAATGCCAAGAGAAGGGGTATTAAAAAGCGTAGAAAAAAGAAAAGGATTTAAGCATTCAGAAAAAACAAAACAAAAGTTAAGAGAAATATCTTTGAGGGATAGAGATAAAATATCTAATAGGATGAAAGGTAAAAAACTTTCTGAAGAAACAAAATTAAAAATATCTATTTCTCAAAAAGGTAAAAAAAGAAATTATTCATTTTATAAAGATAAAAATATTTTGCGTAAAAGAGTTTTATCTAATCCGCAAACAAAATTAGTTGTAAATTTAGAAAGTGGAATTTTTTATGATTGCACAAGAGATTCTTCTATTGCTTATGGAGTTAATTATAGCTATTTAATTCAGCAATTAAATGGAAGTAAAAAAAATAAAACATCATTAATGTATATATAATATGGCAGAATATGGAACCCGGCGCGGATTAGCCCAATCATTCGGTTTTGACCAAGCGACGGCAGATTTAGCAAGACAGCAAGACCAAATGCGTCAAGCTAAGATTTATGCTGAAAATAAGGCTAAAATGTTGGCAGAAGATTTTGATTATAACAGCGCTATAAACGCGTGGGATAATACTGCTATTAAAGAATACGCTCAAGGCAAAATAAAAGAGTTAGGGGCTTTTGTAAGAGAGAATCCTGACTACTTATATAATGTAGATAAAAGAATCGCTTACAATAACATTAAAAGAGAATTAAAAGATAGTAAACCTTTAATGGAAGGCTTACAGGTTGATGCTAACGTTAAGGAAATGGAAAAATGGAAAAATGATCCTAAGAACGCTCCCTTGTTAGATACGCCTGAATTTCAAAAAACATTACAAGACTATCAAAATTACGTTAAGACAGGTAGTACGGACGGAAATACTGCTAACAGAAAATTGTTCACATTCTATCCTCCTGAAGAAAGGATGGATACATGGGGAGAATTAAATAAAATTGCAAAAGCAACACAATTAAAGGGAGAAAGCGCTTCTTATTTAAGAGGAACAAAAACAACTAAAAAATTTGTTACCGAAGCCGATAAGTTAGATCAAGCAAGGTTAGCATTATCAAACTTAAATTTAAGAAGAGGATTAGAGCATGAGTATAATAAGTATTTAGAAAGTGGCGTTCCTGAAGGTCAGAAGCCATTGACGTTAGAAAGATATGTTTACGCTAATATGAAAAACTTATTCCCTAACGATGAATATCGTGATACTCATTTCCAAGTAAAAGAAGAAAGAGAGCCAAGAACGACAGGTGATGGAACCAAAAAAGCGGATAATTTAGGGCTTTATACTAATATTGTAGATGTAGCAACATTAAATCCGGGTAAACCTGTTCAAGCAAATCCTAAAGGCGCAAGAGGTATAATTGCTGGCGCAGATCAATCAATTGATATAGGAAATGGATTTTTCAAAACTCCTGATGGTAAATATATTCCTATGAATAATTTATCTACTTCTAATTTTAGAACAAATAAATCGGAAATTATTTACGACCCTGCAAGAAAACAACACTATATATCAGCTGATGTTACGCTAAATGAAAATGATGCCGAAAACGCGTTTCAAGAAATTAAACCTGTTGACACTCCTTTTGTTCATTGGTTTTGGTTAGATGAAACTAATATAGATCCTGAATATCAAGACAATATATCTTTACAAGGAACAGATGTAAATTTTAAAGTTTACTTCCCTATTCAAAAAGAAAATACAAGTTTAGCCGCAGCATATAATCACGAAGCTGGTCAAACATTGGAAAAGTCTGATACTAATCAGCCAAGTCAAGTGTATAGTAGAAGTCAATTAAAATCACAAGGGTACACGGACGCTCAAATAGATGATTTTAAAAAGAATTATAATGCTAATGTAACTGAAGATTGATTATGGGAAAAAAAGACGTATTAAATCCGATAGCCCTTCAGTATGGCGTAACTCCAAAAGAAGAAAATGGAGAAGAAGAAAATCCAATAGCAAGGGACATTAGGTTAGGCATAATTGGGGGATCAAGACCTACTAAAATTGAAGAATTATCACTTGAAGAATTAAAACAAAAAAACATAGAGGATTTTAGGCAAGCCGAAGTTCAAGAAGAAGCTTTAAGAAAAGATTTAGATCAATACGTAGGATTAAATGAACAAGAAAAAAAATATTTAATAGATAAAAATCTTAAAGGTGAATTAAAGGGAGCAGATTTTTCTCAAACTTTATTTACTATGGCGGGATTGATGCCTGAACAACAAAAGGTATTAACTAAAGACGCAAAAGGAAATAAAATATATGCGGACGAGAAAGATATGTTTGACATAATTGAAGAGCAAAAAAAAGATTTTAATTACGACAAATTAGTTTCTGATTTAACTTCAAAAACACAAACATCAAGTAAGAACAGTTATTACATGAAAGACAAGGGTGACGGGACACTGATTGCCGTTCCTTTGGCTATAAACGAAAAACCTGAAGCGAAAGACGTTAAAGACGCTCAGGTATTTTCAAGTTTAGATGATGATGCTATTGGCGACAGTAGACTTGCTGACATTGCTAAAAAAGCATATAACATAATACCTTCCGTAGCGCAAGGATTTATTTCAATTCCTGAAACAGTTCAAGGGTTAGTTACGGGTAAAACAGGAGGAACTTATAAATTATTAAAAAGCATATTAGAAGAAAGTAAATTTAAAACCACACAAGAATATCAAAAAGGAATTTTAGACACTGAAAAAATAGATGAATTTTCAGATTTTTTATCTAAGGACGTTTATGATTTGTCAGGTGATAAGATTTTAAATACGGTAGTAAACGTAGCATCTTCGTTAGCCGAATTTGGATTAACGAGAAAAATGGTTCCTATTAAAGGAAAAGCTGGAATTTTTGCGGCAGGCATTGCTATGAATATAAAGGAGCCTTTACAGGCGGCAGAAGATGCGGGAGTAGAAGGTAGAGGGAAATATGCTGTTGCGGCTACTTACGCTTTGGCAGCAAGTGGATTAGAAACTTTTTTAGGTATCGAAGGTAAATTATTTGACGATGCTGCTACTACTGCTAAAAAAGAAATGATTAATAAAATCATTAAAGACAATGTAGAAGTAGTGGGAGGTAAGTTAACAAAAGAATCAGTAGAAAATCTTTATAAAGAAACTTTAAAAGAAATTCCAAGTTTTTACGCTAAGTATGCAAAAAATACTGTTGGTGATGTTACCGATGAGGTTGTGCAAAACATGATGCAAAATGCTACGCAGGAAATTCATGATATTGTAATGAGAGATGAGCCTGAAGCCGACTGCTTACGATGCTATTAAAGACGGAAAAGAAAATGAATTAAAAGTTCAATTAACTTCGGGTTTAAAAGAAGGTAGATTAACTCAAGAAGATTATGATAGGGCTATATTTAAAATTGATTCCTATAAAAGTTATTACGAAGCTACTAAGGACAGAAATGTTACAGACGAAGAAAAAAGAAAGATATTTGATTTAACATACGAAAAAGAAAATACTAAGTCGGGAGTAGAAAGATTAAAACAAAATAATCCCGGCGGAATTAACGATGGATTAATTGCTGCAAAAGAACAAGAAGTTAGGGATTACACGCAACAAATAAATGATATTTGGTCAACTGCCGAAGCTAGAACATCTGAATCACCTGTTGAAGAAGCGAAAGTAGAAGTTCCTCAATGGAGGACTGCTATGGACGATTTTTCTAAAGAAATTGGGAACAAAGACAAACGACAATCAATAAACAATTCAACAAGAGATCAGATACAAACAGTTGTTGGGGCTTCTCCAGAATTAAATAAATTAGCAGAGCCATTTAGCGTTGACTTTACCTCTCCACATTTGCCTGAAGAATCAACGATACAAATTAGAAATGGTATTTTATATGAACCATATTTAGTAAAACAAGAAGGCAAAGAGGATGTTATTGAAACAAGGCAATTACCTGTTTATGCTATGGAAGATAAAGATGGTGGAACGTGGTTATTTGCAGTAGGGCAAAAAACGGAAACAGGCGCAGAAGACGTAACTTATTTAATTAAGTTAGACGAAGAGGGTAAATATGAAGGTCATCAAGAATTTAAGTATCGTACAGCTAAAAAGAACGAATTAACTTTTGATGATATTAAACCTGCATTTGATAAATTAGGTATTCAAGCCGCATCTTTAACAAGTGAAATAAAAGGAATAGAAAATATTCCTCAAGCTGAATTTGAAGAAGTAGAAGAGTTTGAAGAAATTCCTGAAGAAAAAGGCATTGTTGAATCCGAACAATTTAAAAATGTTTACGAAAAAGTAAAGGCGGGTGTAAGTAAAGCAAAATTAAAATTACTACCAAACAATACTGTCGGAGTAACCATTGACGGAGAAGATGTTCCTTTTGCTTCACAAAGATATTTAAACAAAGAAGAATTGCCTTCGGGTGACGTAGAAGTTAATGTAAGAGTAGTAGAAAACATAGATGGTAAATACGGACGTGGCGTATTGATTGAAACTCAAGAAGGAGTTCCTTTGGGATACATTAGACGTGCAGGAAAAGAAACAGGAAGAGTTGCTGCTGAAAAAATATCACCAACAGAAGATGTTGATATTGATGTTCCTGTTGAGTTAAGTGATGTTGCAAAAGAAAGATTACAGCAAATAGAAAAAGACCAAGAGAATTACGAATTAGTAGAGGACGAATTAAGTCGCAGATATGTAAATAAAAAAACAGGCGAATCTTATACTTCTGTAAGTACATTTGTAAGTGGTAAATCTGGTGGCGATTTTGAAGGAAAAAATCAATTAAGAGAAACAGCATTTAAGGTAGGTAATATCATTAATGGAATAGTAAGAGATTTCTTTAACGGCACTATTAAGTCATATTCTAATTACGCGGAAAATATGTCCCGTGACGATTACGATGATATTATTAGGCAATTACAAGACGTAATTCAATATGCAAAAGACAAAGGATATTCTATTGTTACTAAGCCATTGATTATTGCAGACGATGTAAATAAAATTGCAGGTCAGCCAAACTTATTAATGGTTGATGAAAATGGTAAATTTTATGTTTACGATGTGGCTACATTAAGAAATACAAAAGGATTAGAAACAAAAGAGTTACTGAATAGAAGATACAAAGACAGACCAACAAACGCCGAAAGAATATCTGCTCAAGTAAACATATTGGCTGATATTTTAAATAACAAATACGGATTAGAAGTAGGTAGAGTTGGGGTAATTCCTTTTGATGTAGATTATGAAGTTTTATCAAAAGATAAACCTGTTCAAATTACTCATGCGGTAAGAACTAAAAGAGTTGACTTTAAGCGTAAACAAATATTGAAACCAACAGGCAAAACATCTACTGCGGAAGTAAAAGAAAAAGTAGAAGAAGTAAAACCTATTGAAAAGAAAGCAGAAGAAAAACCAAAAGAAGCTAAGCCTGCCGAGAAAGAAGTTGTTAAGGAAAAAGTAAAAACGGAAGAGGAAGAAGCGAAAGAGCAGTTAAAAGAAACCGAAAATTTATTATCAGGCGATGCTGAAAAAAATAGAAAAGCAGGCAAATTTGTAAAGAACGGAATTGAATTTGTAAGAAACAAAAAAGGCGAGGGAGAAAAAGGAAGTCAAGGTCAAGTTAGGTTTACTAATGAGGCAGGAGGAGCAGGAGTTGTTGTTCCGTTTAGGTATAAAATTATAGAAGCCGAAACGTTACAACCTTCTCATGAAGGAGGAATTAGAAACCCATTACACTTTATTCCTGAAGCACAACCTAAAAACAGAAACGATGCGGGAAGTTTGCAAGCAGAAGATAGTTTTGCTGAAAATCCAAGATTTAATGAATTAGGCGAAAACACAAATGCTTACAGTGGAGCTCCAATAGTTAATGAAAGAAACGAAGTTATTCAAGGAAACAATCGTTCGGCAGGATTAAGAAAAGGTTATAAGCAAGGAAATGAAAAGTATAAAAACGATTTAGTTGATAATGCTGAAAAATTTGGATTTACTAAAGAGCAAGTATCTAAATTTAAAGAACCTATTCTTGTAAGAGAAACTGCTGTTACAGATGAATTTTCAATAGAGTTAGGAAACTACGATGCAAAAGATTTGGAAACAGGAGGTAAAAGAAGAATTGATTCTATTGCTGTTGTAAGAAGAATGCCTTTTGATGTAAAAGGTAAAATAGCAAACATATTATTTAGAGAAGAAGATAAAACATTAAATCAGGCTATTAGAGATAATATTAAGGATTTTATTAATTTAATTAATCCTTATTTGAATCAGGCGCAAAGAAACACTATATTCAAAGATGGTGAATTAACTGAAGCTGGAGCAAAAGATTTAGAAAGTGTAGTTCAACAATTTTTGTATGACGGCGGAGATGTTGCGTTACCTGAATTGTTTGAATCATTGTCTTATAATCAAAAGGAGGGAATTAAAAAATCGTTGCCAAATATATTTTCTGTTGGTTACGAAAAATCAATAATTCCTGAAATACAAGAAGCTATAATAGCTTTAAGTAGCTTTAATGCAAGTGGAGTTGATAAGATCAACAATTGGTTAACTCAACAAGACATGTTCGCTGAAGGTAAAACTCCAAAAGAAATATATACTCCCGTTGCAATAGAGTTAGCTAAATCATTAAATTCTGCTACATCACAAAAACAAATACAAAAGATTTTTGCTGAATACGCAAGTTTAGTAAAGGATAAGCCTGCCGATATGTTTGATGAAGCAAAAAAGGGATTAACAAAAAAAGAAGGTATAAAACAAATATTTAACGTAGAATATGAAGAATCAAAAAAAATTAGTGAGAGAGGCGGTATTGAGATTGATAAAAAGCCGTCAGCCGAAGGAGGCGAAGATGTTGCCCAGCAAAAAGCAAAATCAGTCAAATCAATCTTTGATGAAGCCGTAAAGTTATTCTATAAGATACGCGGAACAGAAGGAGCTGCTAAAAAAAGAAATTTAACACAAGAACGTAAAGAACTTTTAAAAGAAAATCCTACTGTAAGGTTTATAGATAACAATATAAGTTCTATCTTTGAACAATTAGAAAATAAAAACATTATTAAACGTAAGGGTAACTGCCCATAAAATAAAACAAAATGAAAAAACCTAAAAAATTACCACAAGAAATTGTAGATTTATTACTGCCAAGATTAAAGGACGAGTTTACTGCTTATTATCATTATAGGGCGCTTTCTAACTATTGTCAAGGTGTAGGGTTTATGAAGGCTGCAAAGTTCTTTCAGGGAGAATCTGATAACGAATTAGGACATGCTAAAAAGATTGAAAACTATTTAGTTGATTGGAATGTAAATCCACAATTACCAAAAATTGATGAACCTAAGATTGAGTTCAAAGGATTGTTAGAAGGTATTGAAATGTCTTATAGTATTGAATACGCTTTGTACGAAGATTACGAAGATACATCAATGAAAATTTTCAAAGAGGGTGATGTTTGTACTTTTGACTTTTTACAATTTTTCAGAACCGAACAAACTGCTGCTGTTGCAGAATACTCTGATATGTTAAATATGTTAGAAGGAACTGATACTGCAAGTAAATTTGAATTATTAATGCTTGAAGAAAAATTATTTGGAGAATAATGGCTAATTGTATTATTGTATATAATGGCAAAGAATATGACTACGCTGCGTTCGCAACAATGTTGCACGATGGCTTATTGCAGAAATTTGTATCCGATAAAGCCGTAAATAAAAACGAGCTTAAAGGCGACAAAACTTTCTTAAAAGAAGCTGTTAAACGTAGAGAGCAAGTTCGTGAGAAAATCAACAAAGTGGTTGATGCTCTTAAAAAAGCAAATCCTAATTTAGTAATAGAGGAGGACGAAACTATTGTTGATAAAGATGGTCAACCATTGGCGGGTATCGTTATGAAAGACAAAGACGGTAAAGTAGTAGTTAAGATTAATCCTAATTACGCCGGATTAGATACTCCTATTCACGAGGTAGGTCATATATTCATTGATGCCATTGGTTACGATAATAAAGTAATACAAGCTGCTATTAACCAACTAAAAGATACTAAACTTTGGAATGATACAAAGAAAAGGTATCCTGAATTAAGTGAAAAGAATTTAGGCAAAGAGGTGTTGGCTGAAGCTATTGGTAGAGAAGGTGCTGACATATTTGAAAAAGACGAGCAAAAGAGTAAGTTCAAACAATTTTTGGATTACATCTTTGACAGGGTTAAGAGTTTATTTGGTATTCAAAAGAATCTTGCAAAAGAATTAGCTAAACAAGTATTGGCAGGTAAGTTTGAAGTTGCTGAATTAGAAGAAGAATCATACGAGCAAAGGACTGGTAAAACTCCTAAATTGACGCGTTCTGAATTTTTCAGTAAGGCTTACGGAAGAGTAGGTATGCAGTTAGAAACATTTGAAACAGAAATTGCAAGACTTGAAAACAAATTAAGACAGACGCTTACTGTATCTGAAAGAAAAGAAACTCAAAAGAAATACGATATTGCTAAATCAAGATTAGAAGATTTTGAAAAGGCTTTTAAAAAATATTCATTTGATTACAATAAGATAAACCGATTAAGGTTGTCGGAGGGTGATTTAGATAATAAGAGTTTAGACGAACTAACCGATTTATATAACTTAACGGTAGAGTTTGATCCTAATTCTGACAATGCCTTTTTAGCAGAGGTAAAATACAGAATAGCTTATTTAGTTTCTGAAAAACAAAGAGAGTTTTTAGAAAACAAAGGTGCGGATGTTTCTCGTGCTAAATTTGAAGATTTAAAAGGTAAGGACGTTATCATGAAGGCTTTAGGTCACATGAGTGAAGCTTTCCCTGAATTGCAGTCGTTAAGCAAAATGTACGACAAGCAGGTTAATGATATGCAGACCGAAAGGAATGAGAAAAAACAAAAGTTACAAGAACTTGCGAAAGATGTTATTGCAGAAGAAAGTAAAAACATAGGCGTTAAGGTTAAAGACTTTACAGTAGGTAACGCTCACAAATTCTTTGCGTGGATGGATGCGGGTAACGGAGAATATATTTCTATTGCAAAGGCAAGAAGTATGAGTGAGGCAAAAGGTAAGTTCTTAGAGTATATGTTAAAGCTCAAAGAAGATTACAAAGACTTACAAGAAAAAACTCCTGCTGGATATAGTCCTTTGGAGGTAATTATGACTGACCCTAGTGTTGTAGAGAAATTTGAATCAAGCGGAATAGTAGGCGCTGCGCAACAATATTTAGGTACAAACGAAAGATTACGTCAAGTTAAAATAAAATACACTGATAGTAATGGTAAAACATCTTTAAAGACTTTTGGAGAAATAGAACAAGAGTTACAAAAAGATTCTAAGGCAGGTAAAATATCAAAAGCTATTGCAGTATCAAAATCACTTTATTACAACCGTAAAGCAAAGGCTTTATTGAAAAAAGGTGTAGATGAAAGTGGCGAAGAAATAAACGCTTTACGTGCCGATTATATGCTTAATAAGCAAGGTAAGTTAGTCAATAAGTTTGGATTAAAAAGACCTGTTGATTTTGATTACTCACGTAATTTTTATGCTGCTGCGGTGCAGTATATTGATGATATGACTTGGAATAAGTATATTCAACCAATAGTTCCTGTTGTAGAATCAATAGAGCATTTTAACAACACTACTGGTATTGATAGAGCGCCAAAACCAAACATTGTAAAATGGTTACAGATTTGGAAAAAGATGCACGTTTATCAAGAAAGACAAGACACTTTATTGCCTCCTGAAGTAAACTACTTAATGAGAACATTAAGACACATGACTTCATTAATACGATTAGGGTTTAACGCAAAAGCATCTTTAGTCAACTTAATAGCAGGTCAACAGAATAACTTCCGTGAATTAGGCGGTAAGGCATTGGTTAAAGGTCAATTAAGAATGTTAACGCCGACAAAAGGTGGAGCAATGAAATACTCTACTAAGGCATTTAATATGGTTAAAAAATATAATGTTGTTTCTACTGATTACGATGAAAAAGCAACGGTATCTGCAACAGGTATTTTCAATACATTAGCTCAAGGATTAACGGTATTAGCCGAACATAATATTCAGGGAGCAATGTTCTTAGGGCAATTTTCTACTGCTGAATGGAATGATTTTGATAGTCAAGGAAATTACAAAGGTAGTGATCCTAATATGGCTCAAAAGATTGAAGAATATAAGAAAAGAACTTCTGATACTCATGGTAAGTACGCTGCGAAAGATAGAAGAAACTTTGAGTATTTTGAATTAGGTAAATTTATCGGGCAGTTTAAAACATGGGTTCCTGATTGGTGGAAGCAAAGATTTGGTAGCCGATATATTGACAGGGACGGAAAAGAACATTACGGAAGCTGGAGAGTTATTCAGTATGAGGGATTAAAGCAAATAAGAAAAGATATAGTTGACCCTGATTTTTGGAGGTCTGATAAGGCTTCAGCGGTTGCAATGAG